CCACTCGCGACTGGCTCGACTCGAGCACCCTCATATTGTTCTCGAGGAGCCTCAAGTGGTTGTCGATGAAGCCGTTGGTGCAGTTCTTAAGCTCCCTTACGGCCTTTTCTACTTCTTGCCTAAACGTCAGTCGTGGTGTCACTTCACTTTTTGGCGGTGCCAGCATCGAGATGTATTGAGGCAAACCTTGTAGGTGCCCCTGCTTCCCAGGTCGATCAGTTCCGCGTCTCCTTTGCATTTCGGGCACTTGATCTTGGCGTCCTTTGTTTTCGCCTCGACCTCTTTTGCCTCTTCTTCTTCCGCCTCTATGTCGCGGTCGAAGTCTTGTTCTTGTTTCTTCTCCAGCAACTTTCTCAGTTGGAGCATCTCGCGCTTCAGGCGCGATATCTCTTTGCGGTCGCGCTTCATGTGCAAATTCTAGCTGGGGTTGGGCAGAAACAAAAAAGCCCCATGGCAGGGGGATGCCGTGGGGCCCAGGAGGGACGGGACGGGGAAATGGGTCAGAAAAAAGTATTGTCCTTCAAAATCTTCTTGGTTTCTCTCGTGTCGCTGCGGATTTCCCTAAGGTCGGACTGGATCATCAAAAGCGTTGTTAATGTCACCCATAAGAGGTACTCGACAGGGCGAATTGTGGTAAGGTTCGCCATAACCGTGACGATAAGGAGGTGCATGAGCAGCATCGTGAATACGCTCAACGCCTTCACTTCGCCCTCCAGCAGCCGTTGATGGAATTGATAAGCTGGCGGGAGCCGTTGGCATAGACGAAGCAGGAGGAGTGCAGCCAGGAGGACATGCCCTTGTTGTAGTCGAGTTTCAGTAGACTCGTCGTACCCACTTGCCAGGCCCCGCGAAGGATCTCGGGCGTGTGGCTGTGGCCGCTCACCGAGTTGCCATAACCGTTCTCCATCGACTTTAGGGAACCCCTGGCTCCGTTGGGTCCTTTGTCGCCGTGCGAGCCAAGCTCGATAAACGCGACCTTAAAGTCCTCGTCGCGCTTGAGCCAGCGCACTTGCGCTGGGTTCTTAAGGCCGGCGCGCTCTACGGCATACTTAAGCGGGTCGGCGCCATCGACGACTTTCTTGGCAAGATCAAGCGAATAGGAGAGGTTTTGCGGGTCGTCCATGAAGCGGCCGTCGTCGAGGTAGCGGTCGAGGAACTCGTCGTGGTTGGATTTGGTAACAACCAGGCTCTTTGCATATGGCGACCACAGGTTAAGGACTGCCGCCACCATGAATACCTCCTCATCCAGCCGCGACTTATTCTCGTTAGCGCGGCGTGCTCGGAGAAGCGTCTTTTTCTCTTCGTGGTGATTGATCGACTTGCCGTTGAAAATGTCGTGAAACACGACCGTCTCTACTCCGACTTCTTTAGCGGCCTCAAGCCATGCCTTTTGGGCAGTGTGGTCGGTTTCGCCCGCGTGATAGTCGCCAAGGACGAACGCCTTGGCCTTTACCTTGGTGGCCTTGCCGTTCTGGTAATAGTGGCCAAGGTCGATGAACGAGCCGCTCTTCTCGGCCTGCACCTGGCGGAAGTGGAATATCTTGTTGTCTACCACCTCGACGATAATGCCGCCCATGACGTGGTCGTGCTTGGCGATGACGGCTGTGCGGTCGCTCATGTAGCGTGTGGTGCTGTAGTCGGGAATGGTGCAGGCGCCAGTCGTCATCATCGCGTGCGGCATCTTGGTGTTGGAGTTGGCGACAAACTTAAGGCGCTGCTTGGGGCTGGCGAAGACGAACGTGCCGTCGCGCTGGCCAATGCGCCCGAGGGATGTAATTGGGTCTATGTGCTTGGCCGAGAGCTTGATCGTGTTGATGAAGCAATTGGAGTTGAGCGCGATGTCGTCGAACACGATGTTGCGGTCGGCAAGCGCGGGGTCGATCGACCAGCCGTTGGTGGTCGCGGCCGGGTCGCTTGCTAGAAGGAATAGTGGCACGGCATCTCGGTCGCGACAGAATGCATCGATATTATTGAGGAATCCGGGCGATAACCTGCAGCCGGTTACGGCCGTGGTGATAAAGAAAACCTTTTTCTTGCCAACCAGCTTCTCGATGCGGCTGTGGCGCTCAGGGCTGAAGATTTCCTCGTCGATCACGCCCTCGAATGCCTTCGGAAAGAGCGCCTTGGCGCGCTTGCGCAGCTCCATGAGTGAGCCAAAGTGGTGTCGGATCTGGTCCCGGCTCACGCCCGCCCGCTTCATGACGACGCGGGTCGGGTGCATCTTGCTCTTCTTCGCCAGCCGAACGTAGGTGCCTACGATCGACTTTTGAGGTTTGGTGAGGGCGTCTTTCACAAGGTGTCCTTATGCTTGGGCCTGGGTTTCTTCCGTCGCTTCCGTGGCCGTGGCTTTCTTGCGCAGGCCAAGGAGCGTCACCTCGACTTCGCGGGGGCCGTAGCCCGTCTCAAAGGTTCCCTGGCTCCTTTGCCCGGTGAATAAGCCGGAAAGAGCGGCATCCAGGCCTGGGAACATCTCTTCCTTGCCGATCTCGATCTTCGCGCGCAGGACGCGCTCGTCCTCTTGCTCGGCGCCGTTCTTGAAGAGCTTGGCCTTGATAATCGCGAACATGCCTGGCTCGGCAGGGCCCTGGACAACTTCCTCAAGGCCGTTGTCCTTGTCGTGGATAGCGGAGCCCTCGTTAAACTCTTCGATGTAAAGATCAGAGACTCGCTCGACCACGGCGGCCTTGGTGACGGGCTGGCTCGCGTCGAGGAGTTGCATGATCGCAACCGATCGGAAGTCGGAGCTTCTCGCCTTGCCGATGAGGGCGCTGGCCTGCTCCTTCAGGTCGCGGATCTCCTTATCCTGCTGGATCATTGTCATTACCAGGCTCTGCATGAGCTTCTGGAGCTGCGCGATGGCAGCCTCGTTTCTGTTGCTCTGCTGGGCGGTGGCCTTAATCTGGCGGCCCTTGAAGCGGTCGGCCTTCTTGTTTCCGGTCATAAATCCCTCTTTAGTTTTCTTGGGCGTCTTCCCACTGGGACAGGCGCTCCATAAAAGCTTCGTCGGTTTCGCTGCTCCGGCGCCTGGGCTCAGCCTGGCCCCTTAGGGCCTGACGACGCGCCTCGCGCCTTTTCTCGTCCTCTACTAGCGGTGTACGCGCGGCAGTTTGGGCGGGCGGGCGAGGAGCCTGAGTGGGTTGCGCCGGCTGGGCGCTGACGCGCGCAAGCGTCTTCTGCGCGAACTCCTTGAGGATGACGGTCTCCTCGTCGGTAAAGCCAGGCGCTGCGGGCGTCGCGCCCATGAGGCCCTCTAGCTGGGCAGACACCCATGCCTCGAACTCGTGTTGTACCTCGGACTGGATAGCCTCATCCTTAGTGACGGGCTTAAGCGATAGGTCGAGCAGCTTTCGGTAGCCGTTGATTTTCTCAATCTTTGCGAGACGGTTCATTTTTCTTCTCTTCCTGCTTTTTAAGCGCTGGGCGCGCCAAGGAATGCTTGATTTGATCTGCCTTCACCGAGACGAAGCCCCTGAAATAGGCGTAGCCCGAGGCCGCCGTGGCGATGCCGATCGCGATGCAATGGGGGCAAATGACATGCGAGTCCATCAGGCTCCCTTGCCCTTCTTGGCCGGGCCGGCGAACTTCTTGAACTTCTTGACTGGTGGCGACTGGATATAGTCGGCCAGGCCGTCCGCGACCGTTTCCTCAGCCGACAGCCAAGTGTCGTGCGAGCAGCGGGCCTCCCAGTATTGGATGGCGCGGCCGGAGCGGAACGCGTAAATCTCGTAGAGCAGCCTGCGGTTGGCCTCGGACGCCTTGGCCCAGGAGCGAAACGACCGGGGCGTTCCCTCGAAGGCCTCCGAGCCGTCGTGGATAAGGAACTGGCAGTTGACGGTGAGCGCCCTCTCGTCGGCGGCCTGGAAGACGGCTGTGGCGGCCGAGCCAACAAGGCCCGTGCCGACCACCTTGATGTGGCACTTGCTCTGGGATATGCGGTCGTATATGGCCAGCGCGTCGGCCCAGGAGCCGCCCTCGCTTGAGACGGTGACCTCGATGGGGGCCGAGGGATCGATTCGCTCAAGTTCATCCATCGCCTTCAGGAACAAGCTCGATGTCTCGGTAGTAAGCTCTCCAAATATATGGATAAGCCGGGCCTCGGTATGGACGCCGCGCTCAAGGAAGCGATCGAGGACCTCGGGAGAATAGCTCATATGCCCATCCCATCCTCGTACTCGGCCAAAGCCTTCAAGAACCTCGATATCTCGGCTACGTCGATGGACTGGCCGCACTCCGGGCAGTCGTAGGCGTCGAATATCTCGTAATAGGTCGGCTGGACCTTCTCGTTGCAGCGGGGGCACCGGATCGTCGGCCGCCCCTCGTCGTCTTTAATTACGCGCAGTTGTGTCGCCACACAGACCTCTTATTTACACACATCTCATGAGAGCCACTTGGCTCATATTTACTAAGTACGCGCGGCGCTCAGAACGATACGCGTACTTAGTTAATATGCTCGCCCCGCTCGTCGCCGCATTCTGCACGACCACTTCCACCCCCGGCTCCTACCGGGCGGCGTGCAACAAGACGTATGAGGCGGTATCGGCGAAGTTCGGCATCGACCAGGAGCTAGATGGCTTCGCTAGCCATTACGCGCAGATTGGCGAGAGGGCCGTTAAAGAGAGGGTGGACGAGCAGACGCTCGCAGTGATGGCCGCCACCTTCGCCACCCTCTCCAACCGCCAAATCAAGTATTCGACTTCCGCTATCCCCTACGTCCAGACGACCGTCGTGACGGTGTGGACCAACCAAATAGGGGTCAGGTTTATCTGGAGCCTATGATGAGAATGCTGCCCATCCTTCTGGCCACCGTCTGCTTTGCTGCGATATCCTCATCGCTGCCGGGGAGGCCTGCTACTGCCTACCTCGTCAACAACCTCACCCAAGACGGCAGCCTGCTTCTCGAGGAGGCTCGGGCCGAGATGGAGCGCAGGAGCGGGGAGGACTTCCTCTCCGACGACGGTAGCGTCATGTATATCGTCATACGCTACGAGAATGTGGACGATAATATCCTTGGGCGGGCGCAGCCGTCGCCCTTCACATGCACGATAAGGATGAACCCGGAGATGGCTCCAGAATACGGCGTCTACGCGCCAGACGAGATGAAGCTGGTGCTGATGCACGAGATCGGCCACTGCTTTGGCCTACGGCACACGCCGGGCAAGCAGGACGTCATGTACTACGCGCACGAGCGCCTCGATGACCGTGAGAAGTCGATGTCTGAGTTTATCAAGTCGCTAAAGGCGGCTAGGGGGGCGCCGTGAGCAAGAAGATCAAGTCGCCGATGGTGTTTTTTGACGTCGATGACACGCTTTTGATTTTCCAGCCAACGCATCCCGAGGCCGTAGACATGAAGATAGGGTCATACGCGGAAAGGGTAGTAATCCATCACGGGCATATCGAAGCGCTAAAAAGGCATAAGTTCCGTGGCCATGGGATTTGCCTGTGGTCTGCCGGTGGCGAGGATTGGGCGGAGGCCGTTGGCGTCGCGCTTGGGATCGACGAGTACGTTGATCTCTACCTAAGCAAGCCCGACTGGTTTTTCGACGACCTTCGCTCCGACCAGTTTATGCCAGAGGCGAATAGGATCTATATCGAGACTTATAAGGGGAAGAACGTCGGCCACGGCGACGGCAACGGCATTAGGCCCGTAGGGCCCGTGTATGCCACGGCCGCGACCGATATCGGGGAGGGCGAGCCCGTCCTCGTCCAAAACGGGCTTGCCTACAAGATTTAGCGCGCGGTTATGATCTTTTCCAGGTGAGCCAGGGCCGTGATGACGTCGGCCCGGTAGCCAAGGCCTATGAACAGCATGTCAGTGTTGCCGATACTAATGGTGGGCTGCGGTTGCGCGGCTGGCGTCTCTGTAACCGGGGCTGGCGATGCAGCAACGGGCACCGCAGACTTCTTTGCGCCCTTTTTCTTCGCATCCTTTAGCCAGAAGTTATAGGTTGCCGTAGACACGCCAAGCCTGTCGCAGGCCTGCTGGATGGTGCTGCCCTTATCCCTTAGGGCCTTGAGCTTTAACATCAGCTCCTGCTTTTCGGCCGGGCTTCTCTTTACTGCCAGCTTGGTTGCCATCTTTATCTCTCCTTTTGGCGGGTTTGGCCGCAGTATCCAAAAGGAGGTGGGTTTTTACAACAAATAAAAGAGATAGGCAGAACATGGCGATAAGCACGAGGACGAATACAAGAGTCGTTCCTAAACCTAGGAGCAAGTAACGAAGGGCGCGGCGCACTTTACTAGCCCCGCTGCTTCTTGTACTCGTCGTGCGAGGGGTCGATGAACTCCAGCTCGCCATTGGCGAACCCGTAGCCTGGGCTCAGCTCGTGGAGCGTATGGGATTCGTTGGGGTGGGTAGAGTCAACGGTAGGAAGCCAGTCCTTGGCTTTCTTGCCGATATTGGAGCCGTTGGCGATTAGCTCGGAAAGGCGGTAGGTACGGGGAGTTTTGCCATCCGGCATATACCAAAACTTAGCGCAATACTTACAGGCGCCGGCATGCGGCAAGTTGCCGCTCTTAAATACCGTAATGGCCCCAGGGCTTAGGCCCTTATTGTTCTCAAGTATTGAGTCGAGCGCGCCCCAGTTGGAGGCCCTGTTTAGCTCGGTGGTGACGATCGTCTTCCAGCGGTGGTTCCAGTTCTCGACCTTGTCGCGAAGCAGGCCCCTGAGGTTTTTCTTATAGAGATCGGGATCTTGCAGCGCCTCGTAGACGGCCGCGCCCTCCCTCCTGTCGATCATGGGCAGGAGCGTGCCCTCGATGCTGCTTTGCACGTCTGCCGCGAACTGGTCGGCACACTTGTCGATATAGCGGTTCATCATGCGCTCGAGGAACTTCTGGGCGCCCTCTTGGACGCTACGGGTGGCGGATTTGCTATCTACGAGCTGGCGGTGGGTGATGAGGTAGGCCTCGGTGACGGGAGCCTTCACCGTGCCGAACCCCTTAAGGAACCCAGACGATATCAAGTCGCGGATCTCCTCGGGCTTCAGCGCATGGGGGCCAATGGTCTTAAGGCGGATGCGGTTCTTGTACCGCTCCAGCGCGAGCTTAATCCTGTCCTCTGCCTTTTTAGAGAGGGCCATTGATTGCTAATCCTTCATGTTCTTCATGTATTCGTCACGATGCGCGTAGAGGCTCTTGCCGGTAGCCTGGGAAACGGCCCTGTTGAGGTTTTCCATCCCCAGTTGGGTACTAACGTCGAATGGGCCGTGCTTTGGATTCAGGTCCGATACGACCGCATTGAGCGCCTTGATGTGCCTGGCAGCACTGGCGTCGGATGCTTGTTTCGTCTTGGCCCTGGCGACTGCCTTTCGGGCTTCGGCTTTGGGGTCCACCATGACATGTCCGGCGCCATTGCATTGAAAGCAAACCCGCCCGCGAATGGCGTGAAAGGAGTAGGTCCCAGAGCCTCCGCAGCGAGGGCAGGTTTTCTTTGTCTTCTCGGACTTCTTTAGGTCGTTATATGGCATTCCTGGCTTCATATCCTTATTTACCCATCTTGTCTTTGACGTCATCGTCCACGGCCGCGAGGATTTCCCTGATCAGGGCCTCGTTGGCCCGGCGGATGTCCTTCACGAGGTCGTCGGTGAGGGTCTGGACGTGGGATGTATTCGCCTTGCGCTGGGCGCGCTCGGCCTTGCGCAGCTCCTCGCCCATCTCGAGGTTTTTCTTAAACGACTTAAACAACTCGGGGTTGGCCGCCATGTACTGGTTGATCGCGTCCGACTGCTGCTGCGCCATCGCCTCTTGCTCGGCCTGGGCCTGCTGCTGCTCCTCCTGGCTCATTTCCTGCCCATCTTCTTGCGGGGGACCGCCCTCACCGTCGTCCTGGGGAGGCCGTCCGGCGCCCTGGGGCTGTCCCTGGGCTTGTTGCTGCATCATCTGCATTTGCATCTGCTGCCACTGGAACCATGACGGATTGTTGAAGAACTGCAGGTCCGGGCGCTCGCTCGCGCCGGGGATGCCGATGATCTTCTCGACGAACATGCCAAACGGCATCGAGGTGCTGAGCGTCTGCACCAGCGTCGGGTTCATGATGAGCCCGCCGCCGAACTCCACCTTCTCCATCTCTGCTTGCTCGCGGGCCTCGTTTAGGCTCGTATGGAGCTGGGTCTCGGCCTGGAGGCGCTGCAGCTCCTCTTCCGGGGTCTCGGCGTCGAGGCCGACGAACGTGAAGTGGTATTTTTCGGAAATCGCCTTGCTAAAGCGCGGGAGCACTTCCTCGTTGATAATGGCCTCGATGCGGCCAAGCACCGGGCGCAGGCCACGGTCGCGGCTGGCCTCGAGCTTCCACTCGTTGCTGCCCTCGCCCATCGAGCGCTGTTCGGTTCCCTTGGAAAGGTACTCAAATCCGATCTCGGCCGGATTGATGGCCATCGCGGTGCAAATCGTGCGGAGGACGTGGTCCTGGTATGCCGCGAACTCCATGTCTCTATTGGTGGCGGTCAGCGGGAGCCAGTTGGCCTGCAGGCCGTTTCCGGCGAGGATCGGCGTGCGCCAGGCGTTCGCCGGGCCAGTGATTTGGTTGTTCCATTGGGCCTGGAGGGTGCGCAGCGTATTCGGGCTAACGTCGCCGTTCAAGACAAGCAGGCCGCGCGAGGCCGTGCCGTGCGTGAAGAACATGCGCTGGTGGTTCTCGATGGCCATGTGAGATGAGATCGCCGCCATGCCGCGCTCAAGCGGGCCGAGGCTATAGCCGTTAAGGTCCACGTCGGTCTCGAGGTTAAACCGGGCGAAGATAAGCTCCTCGTGCGTAAAGCCCTCGGTAACCTTCCCGTCCATGACCTGGATATAGGCGTATTCGCCGCGCGCGGCCTTGTCGATGTCGAGCTTGTCCTTCTCCATGACGTTGGAGTTTTGCCACATCTCGCGGAACGTGGTGATGACCTTCTGGTCCACCTTCTTGTTGGCGTAGTAGATGGTCTCGGCCGGTAGCGGAAGGAACGAGAATAGCTCGCCGTCGCGGCGGGCGACCATCTCGATGGCGGCATTGCCGTACACCATCAAGTCGCGGGTTACCATATAGCCCCACTGGTCGAACGTCAGATTGTCTTCGGGCGTGCGATTCTCGGTGTAGCCGCAGTTAAGGATAAACTCCTCGGTCTTCCTGATCTCGTCGGCGTCGGGCCTGGTAGACCTGTCCTTGGGCTGCAGCTTAAAGCCGAACTCGAAGCGGGTGCCCTGGCGCTTGCAGGCGGAGGCCACCTGGCTTGCGCGCACGTCGATGATGGAAGCGACAAAGGGGTCTCGGCGGGATATTTGCTTGAGGATGGCGTTGGAGAGATAGGAAAGCTTGGGCTTAAAGAGTCCGGCGTTGGCCGAGGCGTCGATGAACGGGTCGTAAAGGAGGCCCGATCGCCCGATGGTGCCGTCTTTTTTTTCGCCCTTTTCGAGCGTCTCGCCCGCTTGCGACTTCTGAAGCTCCTCGATGCGATGGTCGAGCGAG